ACAAAACGTCAAAATTTCGGCTTTTTTCCGGCGTCAAGGGAAATTTTTAGTTTTTTTGTGACAAATTGTCAGTATTTCCGGTGTTTTTGTCAAAATTTTAGTACTTTTCGGAAGTCAATAAAAATAAAAATAAAAAATTTTTCACTTGACACGTTTTTTTAGCATTTTTTTCGCCGCGAGGTTTTCCCCGTCAAGGGAAATCGTGTTTTTTAGCAAAAAAAGATCCTTTTTTCTTTAAAAAGATCCTTTTTTGACGAAAAGATCCTTTTTTTAGGGGATCGCCGGGGGGATCTTTTGGGGGGGATCTTTTTTTTAAAAAGGATCTTTTTTAGGGCGAACGGTGCAAATGAGGTATCACCATTGATAAGTTATCACCTTGCTTTTCGGGTGGTCGAAAGTGAGGGACCAGACCCCGCCGCCGGAATTTTCGACATGACCCCGCAAAATTTTTTTCGCGATCGCCGGACCAGGCGGCTCGATTTTTTTTTTTCACCGGGGGGATCTTTTCCAGGTTGCAGAGTACCAGTTTAGGTATGCAAGCTAACTGTATTGTATCGAGTGCTTCACCGGGGCGAATGATCCACCCTGACCGGCAAAAAGGTTAATGTACCACCTTAAGCAACCCATTTTTTTCACCGGCGCACCTACATTTTTCGCTAAAGACCCACTGACCACCTCTAAAACTCACCCTAGAGAGAGAGAAGAAAAGAAAGATCTATATGTATAGAGTGGAGTATTCGAGCCGGTCAGGTGGTCCACGACGCACGGATCTAACTCGATGGTCTACGCGCCCCGGTCCGGTGTTGCCAGTAATGGGCTATACTAGGCCCAACCCCGTGAGAAAATGACCCGAAACAAAACCGTACAGTTAGCCGAAGAGATCCGCCGTGACCCCCTACGGTTCGAACGATACCGGGTAGGCACGGGCGCGCCGGCGTTTCATTCGGATACCGCCCGCGAAAAACTTTTAAGGGCGGGCAACCAATGGGGGAAGACCCGCGCCGGCGCGCGTGAAATGTTGTGGATTATGACGGGTCAACACCCCTGGCGGGAAGTGAAAAAAACCCCCGTTCGGGGTCGCGTGGTGACGTATTCCTGGGCGCAAAGCGTGGAAGTTCAGCGGCGAATAAATGAGATCCTGCCTAAATTTATGGTGGAGGGTTTCGATTTCAACGATCAACGGGGATTTGTGGGCGCTAAAATTAAGCTAAAAAAACAATACGGCGGTTCAATGGTGGAAGTCATGACCGCCGGCCAGGATAGCATAGCCCACGGGGCGGCGACGCTCGATTTCGTGTGGATAGATGAACCCCCACCCCGGGCGCTTTACTCCGAATTACTAGCGCGTTTATTAGTGAAAAAAGGAACCCTTTTTATTACTATGACGCCGATCGGGCGCCCCGTTGATTGGTTAGTGGAAGAAATCGAAGAAGGCCGGCTAACCGATCACCGTTTTGATCTAACGCCGGAAAACTGCCCCCACCTGGACGCCGGCCAAATCGCCGGAATTGCGGATAAATACCTACCCCACGAACGCCCCCAACGTATGAACGGTCAGTGGTACGGTGAAAGCCCCGATCGGTTTTTTGAGGCGTTCAGTCAAATAGCCGTCACCGATGAAACACCACGCGGTGAGGTAAAGATAGCGATCGGCATAGACCACGGCGAGGGTATAGGGAAAGAGGCGGCGATCCTCATGTTGTATATAGACGGGGACTACCCGAAAATTTGGGTAATAGATGAATACCGCAACACAAAAAGAACCGATCCGGACGAAGATGCTTACGGAATTTTGAAGATGTTAAGGCGCCACGATATACGCCCACAAGAGGTTGATTTATGCGTTGGTGATATCAACACCGCCGGGAAGGGCGCGGGGGGTATCAAGGTGAACGACGCCCTATCGGACGCGATACGCCGCCAGACAAAAACCAAACACCCCCCGATCGTGATACGATCGGCGCGAAAAGGCCGGGGATCTGTAATGTACGGTAGCCGCTTGATAAATTACGCGCTTAGGCGGGGAGATCTGACCTTGCACCCCCGGTGCAAAACCCTAATACATAGCTTTCAACATTTTAAAGGGCATGAAGAGGATTTAAAGCACCCCCTGGATGCCGCGCGCTATGTAATCAGTGCTATTCTAGCGAATAAAAAAGGTTATTTCCGGCTTCGTTTCACCGGTGGGGAGATTACACAACATGCAAGATGAAATTTACACGCCACCGCTACCCGACGATCGCTATGATTCGGAACGCGTGGAACACTCTAGACAACGTTACCGGCTCCTTTCCGGCGCCTGGAAACAAGATCTAGAACAAGTTTTAGCCCGTGAGATCGGATCCGTCCGGCTTCGGGCGTGGGGACCGGACCCGGACCTAACAAAAAACGTTTTTCGGAACGTGGTATCCCAATTATCCGTTTTGTATGACTCGGAACCCGTGATCACCCACGAAGAACCCGGGGCGGCGGAAGACCTGCAAAAAATTATTTCAGGCGGCGGTTTATGGCAATTTGCCCCACGCTTGCAACAAATAACGGTGGGGCTTCGTGAGGGTCTTTACCGGTTGGCGGTGGTGGGCGGTGGTGACGAAGATCCCGTTTTATCGATCCGTATTGTCTCCCCTGACATGGTTTTAGCCACGCCTGACATAGACGAACCCGATCGACCCGTCGAAATCACCGAATTTCGGCTTCGTATGATCGGGGATGATTACGAATGGACGCGGGACGTCCTATCTATAAAGGGGGATCCGTATTTTAGGGTTCTTTCCGGCGACGGTTCCGAAGACCTATCAGAAATGTTTTTAGGCGTCCGGGGCGGTTTAGTGGGGGATGACTACCCCTATTATTGCGAGGGTAAACCGTGTTTGCCGTATACGCTCTACCACGCGGAACGGAATAGCCACCTATTTTCGCCTTATTTCGGTTTTGAGCTAGTACAGGGTTCGCTAATAACGGCGGTTCTATGGACATTTTGGCGTAATTGCGTCAAGTCTGCAAGTTGGCCCCAACGTTACGCCGTGGGGGTACGCCCCGCCGGCGGGCTAGTCACGGATAACGCGCAAAATATGGCGTATATACCCACGGACCCGGCCAGCCTTTTAAATTTTGAACCGTCCAGCGATATCGCGCCGGTGTTGGGCCAATTCCAGCCCGGATCAGACCCGATCGCCCTGGGCGAGGCGATCCGGGCATACGCGGCGGATCTATCTATGGATTTCGGTATCTCTGAAACGGATTTGGCACGCCTGGGCGGTTCCCCACGTTCCGGCTATGCGATTAGCCTAAGCCGGGAAGGGGTGCGAAACGCCCAACGCCGCGCGGAGCCTCAATTCCGCCGGGGTGACCTGGAAACCCTTTCTAAAATCGCGGCGTTTTGGAACCGCGCCACGGGTTCAACCCTTCCGGAAACCGGGTGGCAGATCAACTATCCCGGGGCGCCCCTATCTAGTGAAGAAAAAGTTCAGGCGGTGGAAGAGTGGAAAAGCCTATCAGAATTGGGTGTAGCGTCCCCGGTGGATTTGTACATGATGATCCACAACGTAAGCCGCGACACCGCAACCCGTGAATTAGAGCGTATCGCATTAGAGCGATCAAGATTTAACAGTTAGGAGTAAAAAATGGCAGACGACACCCCGACAACCGAAACCCCCGACGCCCCCGACGCGGCGCCGGCCACCGAAAAACAGACGGTCCCATATGAGCGATTCGCGCAAAAAGTGGCAGAAATAAAAGCCCTTGAAACGAAATTGGCCGAAGCCGCCCAGTCTTCCGACGTTGCGGCGGCGTGGGAAACCAAACACAACGAGCTAAACGCCACGTTTGAAAGTGAGCGCGCGGCGTGGAACCAAAAAAGCGCGCTGTATCAAGTGGGGATCAACGATCCCGACGTTTCCGAGTTAGCCCGGTGGCGTTTCGAAAAAAGCGGATCGGAAGATTTCGGGCAGTGGTTAGAAACGGACGCGAAAAACGATCCGATTTTAAAAACCCACCTAACGAAGCCCGAAGCGGCGCCCACGGCGGCACCCACGCCGGAAGCCACGCCGGCACCTAGCCCAAACACGGGCGCCAGATCAGCACCACCGCCCCGGGGTGAGTTTTCCCCGGAAGCGGTGCAGAATATGAGTATTGAAGAGATAAAAGCCAACTATGGAAAAATAGCGGGCGCGTGGGGCTATACGCCCCGGAAATTCAACTAACGCCAACCCGGAAGATCTACGGGTTTTAAAAGGTTTTTAACCTCTAAAAACCGATCCCCTTCGAATATTAGGCGGGTCAAGTCCACCCATATTTCCTCAATTTCCGCATAATTTAAAGGCGTAGACTCTTTCTTTTTGTTTTGGTCTGAAAATTTTAGACTTTCCGCAATGCGCACGTTTCTACAATCCCTTATTATTAGATCTTTGGGTTCTTCCGACGAATTAGATTGAAATTGAATTCCAATACAATCACATTCCCATTTAACAAACCTTGATTTTATGGGGTTTTTCATTAGCGCTCCCCGGGGAGCGCGGAGTATGAGCGCCACGCTTCCGTGCTTTCTATCATAGCGCCGGCCAACTGACGGCAAGCGGAATCGATACGATCCCCGATTTCCGCGCGGGCTTCCGGCGCGGCTTTTTGTAGTTCCGCCTTTAAAGAAAAAACAAGTTCGAACGCCTTTTTTTCTTCGTTGTGGGCTTTTTCGTATTTTTCGTTTAGTTTTGCGAGGGTCATTTTTTTAGTCCTTAGTGGCTGGGTACATCTACTTATAATCAGTAGTGATAACTTAATCCACCTCTAAATAAAAAAAACCGCCCTTTCGGGCGGCGTGGTTTGGGTTGCGGTGGGGTTTACATTCGAACTTCAAGGCCGGTTTGGGCTTTAATTATCTCTTTCAAACTTCCCGCGTAGACATTGGAAACCTCAAAAACAGTTTCGGTATTTTTTCCCGCGCATAGTTGGCGGACGCTTGGCACCTTTGAAAAAGTCATAGAATAGGTGTCATTTTCGTTTAGAGTGATTTTTAGGTGGTTGGCCTTTTTGGGGTTTGTTCCAATTCTAAACGCTAACGCGTCAGGATAGGCTATAAGGTTTTTAGCTCCGATCATTTTTAAAGTGAACCCTAATTGTTTTGCGATAGTGTTTGCGGTTTCGTTTTTCATTTTTTTAGTCCTTAGTGGCTGGGTACATCTACTTATAATCACTACTGATAACTTAATCCACCTTTTTCGCTTTTTTATTTTTTCGTGATATGATCCTAAATGCCCGCCGGGTCGCGTCGTTAAAAGCGTTTTTGGGTACATCGAAAATTTTAACTTTTAACGCCGAAAATTCGGCGGGGGTATCTATGCCTATTACTAATGCAGGTCTGATTCCAGATCTCCGACTAGCAACCGCACTCGATGCGGCCCTCAGAGTGATCCTTCACGACGAAATGAGCCTAAGAACAACCGGATCTATTTTGAACCTTGGTTCAATCAATGGCACCGGCGCCTCTGATAGTACGATCCGCTACGCGGGCCTTGACGGTTTGGACCCTTTCGCCCCCGCCGGCGAGGCGGCAAACGTCGCGGAAACCGTATTCGTCACTAACTCCGCTCAAGTAGCCGTTGGACGTTGCGCCCTTCGGCGTGATATTTCCGATCTCGCGGTCATGACCGGCCTATCTTCCGGGGATGTTGACCCTATGCGGCTCGCTCAAAGTATGGTTGGGGGCTATGAGCAATTTTTTAATATTTTAGCGGCTGCGGCTCTAAACACACTACCGACACTTGTCGGGGCTGCGGGAGTCGATTGTTCCGTAGACGATTTTTATGACGCTATTTTTGCGCTTGAAATCGCCAGTGTTCCGGGCCCGTATACGTCCCTCCTTTCACCTACCCAATTCGCAAACTTTCAAGAGTCTTTACGGGCTGAAGGTGGCGCGGCTCAATGGATGCCCGCCACGGCTTCAATGTTGCAAATCAAGGGGCAGGGCTACATGGGCCAATTCCTGGGCGTTGATATCTACAAGTCCGATAAAGTACTTGTCGACGGCGGCGGGGACGCTCACGGCGGAATGTGGGGCTTAGGTTGCATGGGCGCAAAATACGGAACGGTGGTTAATCCCCTGGGTGGTTTTGTTACCTCGCCCGGTTCTGAAATTGTGGTTGAATTTGAGCGCGTGGCGGCTTCCGCAACTACTCAAATTGTTGGACACGGTTATTTAGGTCTATCCGTATTAGAAGCCGCGCGCGGTGTCCAACTACGAACAGACGGATAATATCCCCTTTTAGACACCCCCCATTTCTCCCGTTTCGTCGGGGTTATGGGGGGATTTTTTGGGGGGTGTCTTCCCCCTGCAACCCCGACAAATAGGATCAGAAAATGGCAAAAACATTTGAGGGCCGGAGTATCTCCTCGCCTACCGAAAACAACAAACTTTTCTCCCCCACTACCCCGCAATTTCTATACATGCATCACCCCAATACATGGGATCTAGTGGAAACCGCTGATGGTTATGAGGTTCTGCCCATATTGACTAAATTTCAATTAGTCGCCGGGTTGAATGGTGTCCGGCTCCGCCCAGGCGGGGGCGTAGACTCCACCGCCGCCCGCGCGTCTTTTATGGATCAAGGGTGGGTGTTCATCGATAATAAAGCGGTAGACGGTGGCTACCTTAGGCAATTTGACGGGATGTCCGGGCCTATCTATGCGGACAAATGGAGTAGCCCCCGTGTAATAGGAAATAGCGCGCGTGGACGCGTTGTTTGGGATACCGATCAAGTTGGTTATAACGATTTCCGGCGGTCATTACTCGAAAACGGCACGATAGAAGCGCCGGACCCTTCGGCGCTTGATTGGAAAATTGAGCTACTCGAAAAGCGGATTGACCGAAAAACTAAACTAAGTCACATTCCGCGCGTGCAAAAAGAAGTCAAAAAAGCGGCGGATAAAAAAGCCGCGCTAGTAGAGGCGAAAACCACCAAAAAAACGACGGTAAAGAAAAAGCGCGCCCCGCGCAAAAAGCCCGCGCCGGCGGTGGTGAAACCGTGAGCGACGAAAAAAATACACGCGCGGCGATCGATCGGGTCGCTAGTCGCATACGAAACGAAGCCCAAAAACAAGGCCGGACGATCACCCATGAAACCGCGCGAGGCAAAGCGCGGGAAATTGCGGTAAACTATCGACGTAAACAACAACAACAATAACGGCGCCCCGGCGCTATAGGAGATCCTATGTTATTCAGGCAACGTTTCAGAGGTGCTATTTCATTTGTGGGGATAGGCATTAAACAAGCCGCACGAACACCCGACACCCAAACCCCAACGATCACAAGTGGGATCGGTGCCCCCACCGCTTCCGTCTTCCCTGGTTCGGTCTACATGAGACAAGACGGAGCCAACGCCGACGAAATGATCTATTGTCGTATCGGTGGCGCGTGGGTAGCGATTAGCGGAACATAAAACACCCGCCCCTTCGGGGGCTTTTTTAAAAGGAAACCCCCGATGGCCTTACTAAGCCCCGAAGAACGCCAAACACTAACCCCTGACGAAAAACGCGCGCTTCGTAAAGAGCGCCGCGCGAAACGCCGGGAAGAACGCGGCCCTTTTTTGGGCATTAAGTGGGAAAAACTTGAACCCCTCGCGGAAGAGTTGATCCTGGAAATTGCGGGGGATTTGCTCCCCGGTGAAGAGAAAATGGAAGAAGTGATCGACGAATTAGCCGAAAAAGCCGACGAATTTTTAGAATGGCGAGGTTTGCCCGTGGTGGTATCCCTAGCCCTGGAAACAATTGACGGCGTGTTTTTGCGGGCGATCGCGCGGGGTACAATGCGGCCTATGGTTCAGAGGGTCTATGAAAAACTCAAAAATTCTGGCAAATTGGGAGGTAAATAACGTGCGCCCGTCTGTATTAGAACAAATCGAAAAATTGGGGTTTTCCGTGTTTGACGGTGGACCCTATGATCTAAATTTGTTTGGGATCCGCGCCAAAAACCGCACCGCCGGGGAGTTTGACGACCTGATCGGGTGCGCCTACCTGGACGGCAAAACATGGCGGGTTCAATATTGGCCGGCAACCACGGACCCCGGCACCCTAAGCGGAACGCTCGCCACAAAAAACCCAAAGGGCGCGGCGATACTCGCGCCGGGGCAATACTCCGGAGCCTACGAAATAGGCCCGCACGGGTCCACGAAATACGCCGCCCTGGTTCAACGGGGGGAGCCGGTGGCGGTTTTTCGTGACAACACCGGGGATACGCGGCTCGATTTCGACCCGGCAACCCTAGAAACGGGATATTTTGGGATCAACATCCACGCGTCAAGTATGGACCCCTACGGCGACGAAAAAGAAACCGCCCGCGTTTCGAATTGGTCCGAAGGGTGCAACGTGCACGCCACCAGCGCGGGATTTCGTAGCATGATGGAACTATGCCATAAACAGATCGAAAACCACCCGACGTGGACGAAATTCACTTACACCCTTTTAGATCAATGGTGGTGATATATGACAACGACTAGCTTCGCCTATTCGCCCCCGTCGGGTCTTCCCCGTATGATTTTACGGGGCGAAAATCAAACCCTCGATATTTCGTGGTTTGTCGAAAATAGCCTAATAACGACGATCACCAGCGGGACGTTTACGCTAAAACAGGGCGCGACGGTCCTTTTAGACGCGGTGCCCGTTACTACGTTAGGCGCCGGCGGTGTATCGGCTACCTATGATCTAACTTCCGCCCAGGTTCCGGATACGCTTAGTTTTTCGGACACGATGCTAGAAATCTGGACCCTCACGGGGACGGTTTTTGGAACGCCGGCGACGGTTACAACCCGGCGATCGGGTCATCTAGTCCGGACGATTTTATACCCCCTGATTAAAGACGGGGATCTAGTTAGCCGCCACCGCCGGATCGAAGATATCCGCCCGCCGGGGATAAACAATTTCTCTTCATATCGTGATCTCGCGTGGGAAGTTTTAAACCGGGATCTACTAAAAAAAGGGCGCCGGCCTGAATTGATTTTAGATAGTTACGCGCTAGTGGATATGCACGTTTATAAGTCGTTAGAATTGATTTTTAGGGACGCGATCACGTTTGTTGGGGATGGTCGATATAACGAACTAGCCAACATGTATGCCGACGCCTACCGGGAAGAGTTCGAAAACGTGCAATTCAGATACGATCGAAACGAAAACGAAGCGATCGAAGATGACGAACGCGAAGCCGCCAGCCCCTCGATTTGGCTTAGTACGCCGGGGACCGGTGGAACGTGGGGATAATGCGAGAAATCATAGAGGCGGCGGTAACCGCGATCGATACGATCCCCGACTTGGTGTTGTCACCGGCGGCGGTGAACGCACTAAACACGCCTAACACCGTGGCGGAGCGGGTTTATTCGGTGACAATGCAAACCGAAAATTCCGATAAATTCCGCGATAGGCAGCCCGCCGGGCATATGCGCTATGAACACGCCCTAACAGTTAGCGTGTTGTGTCGAATTTTCCCAAACGACCAAATGAGCGCCTATAAAGACGCGATCGACGTGGAAGAGTTGATCATTCAAAAACTGTTAGTACAGGCAGATTTCCCCGCGTTCCGCGTCCTATACGATCGCACCCGCCGAAATTTCCCCCGCCCTTCCGTGGGCGGCACCGCCGGCGGGGAATACGTTTTGTTGGAAATCGAGTTTTCGATAGAACAAAGCACCCCCCTACCATGACCACCAAAAACCCCTTTATAGCCAACCTGGACGAAATAGAGCGCACGCTGGACGCCCTATCAAGACAAGACGCTACCCGCGTAGCAGAATGGACGTTTAATTCGTCCGCCTGGAAAGTTATTAAAGAGATAAAAAAACCTGAAAGTTTAGGCGGTTGGCCGGTAGACACCGGGGAGAGTCGCAAACGTTGGGGGTTTAGACGCGCAAAAATCGGGGGTGGAAAAGTCGTTTTTGATATTTTTAACGACGCCCCCGCGCTTCGGGGTCGATTGAAAGGCCACGCCTATGCCGGTTGGGTATATGCAAAGGGTGGGCGCCCGCCCAGTTTAGGGCGCCCGGGTTCGCCCTTGATAGCCCAGGGTATAGTAGATCGTGCTATACTTTCCACGCTAGCGACTATAGAAAAAAATTATCGTCGCCGGCTTACGGATTACCTCGCGAAAAGGGCTAAAAAATGACCGTTGATCAAGCCAAAAAGGCGCTAAAAAAGATCAAGTTCACGCCGGGGGAGGCGTTCCGCCGGCGAAGTCCAGAGGATCAGAAAACGATCCGTTCCGCCGTTTTAGTTTTGGCCCGTGCGGGCTTAGTTTACACGCCCGAAGAGGGCAAACCAACCGAAAAACCAGTTTTAGAGGGGTAAATCATGGCCGAGTCGTTGATCGTTAAAACAAAAAGAGACGGGACGCTAACTTTTAGCGATCTAGCCGCCGCTAACTCTTACACCGTCTCATTTGAAGCGGGGGATCTAAACCTGACGATCCCCGGCGCCACGGTGAACAATTTTCTAGATAGGGGCCGTTTCCCGGCGGGAAACCCCGCGATCCGCTACGGTGACGATCAACCGCTTACGGGGACGTTTACCGCGTACCTTCGGGATATTTCCGACGCGGTAGATGTTACGCTAACCGAAATTTTGCTGCAATCCGGCGCGGTTGCGTCGGGGTGGACTAGCACAATGGGCGCAAATGGTGAGGTTTTCGCGCTAAAATTAACCTGGACGATCGCCGGCGTTATACATGGGGACGCGTCCGATCATGTCTTAGAGCTTGATCATTGTTATGTCACCGGCTCGCTAGGTGAGGGGGATCCGGACACCGTGACGATCAATTTTACCAGTTATACAAGCTATCCCGTCGTTACATAGGATCTAACAATGAAAATCGACAACGTAAGAGTTCCAATTCTAGATCGATCGGCGGGGGATTTTTCCGGTGCGGCGAATTTTGCAGCGGCGGCGGCGGACCCTACCGCGCAAACCGCCGCGCTTGATTGTCAATGGGGCCAATTTATTGATATCACGGTGGAAATTACCAACGTGGGCACGGGTCCCATGACTAAAATTTTCTTAGTGGGGCGCGTTTCTTCGGCAGCAAACCCGGATATAACCGCCCCGGCGGAATGGTCCGCATTGAACACCGAAGCGGTAGACACCGCCACGGGAATTAGTACTATAGTAGCCTATCAAGCTGAAATATCCGCGCATAGCGTCGGGGAGTACACGATAAGTTTCCCGAAAATCGGGCGCTATTTCGGCGCGGTGGTTTGGGTTGACGCCGCCCCGGGAACACGCGGGACGGTCTACGCCTATAGACGGGGTGAGCGTTGATCTTTTTAGCGCCGCTTGTCGAGATAAACGGGCAATTCGACCCGGCCACGAATTTAGACGGTAACCTTGTGGCATTGACGGCGCCGGGTATGCGCGCGCCGGTATGCGATCGGGAACTTTTACGGTTCGTGGTGGTGGCTCCGGAGGGTTTCCCGGCTCCCGATGATTGGGAAGAAATGACCAAAGAGCAAATAAACGATCTCTACCCGGGAACTTTTTAGGGGGGAATTATGGCGGTTAAATGGTCCTGGGCGTGGGGCGCAGAAACCGCCGCGACGCTAGAAACGGATGCGGGGTGGGATTTTTCGTCTACGTCGGCGAGCAATGTAACATCGTACCCGACGGGTGGACTACCTGCCGGAGTGCCTGAGTTTACCTATGCGGGCAGCCCAACGCGATACACTATCGCATTAAGGAGCGCCACCACGGCCCGATCACCGCTAAATATTGGCGCCCCTCAAGGTTGGCTATCCAGCCACTTTTACTTAGCCGACGCTAGCGGCTTTTCAAATTACGAAATTTTCCATGTCTACGCCACCACGAACGGGCGGTCAGTCTATGTCTTGGCTCACGGACCGGACACGCTGAAATTGTACGTGGACAACACATTCAAAGAGCAAACTGTAGCCACTTTTCCCCCTCTAACGTGGCATAACATAGCTTTAAAGTACGATATGAGCGGGGCTACTTGGAGCGGGCAGCTATATATGAACGGTGTAGCCGTCACGGCTGCGCACACTGACGCGGGGACCAGCCAGACTTCCTGCTACTTCAGGCTATCCGGTCTTCGTAATACGTCATTAGTTACCGGCGGTTTTTGGGCGGGGCTAGTCCATTACGATTCGCTAGCCGACGCCGGCGAATTGAGCCGCTACGTCACCCGCGCCAATCCCACCGCCGACATATCTAGCACTTTCGGCGCGTGGGTTCCGGCGGTAAATCAGAGCGCGGAGCTAGTTAGCCCGCTGGATACGGCTACGACGGTAGACGCCGCCGCACCGATACCCACGGATTTTCTCACGATCAACGTGAACAACCTATCTACACAACTAGGCATTTCGCCTAACATCACCGGAGTATCTGTTCACGGGTACGCGTCCGGAACCGGATCTAGCGTTGTCGCGGGCGTTTCGTCATCGTCGGGCGTTTCGTTTGTGGACGGCGCGGCGGTGGTTACCGGGTCGGGTTCTTATTGTACGGCGTCTAGCGGGGTCGACCCTAACACCGGGGCTGCGTGGCTAGTGAGCGCGGTTCCTTATCTACGCTTTAAAATTTCGTGAGGTAAAAAATGCAGGGTTGCGGCTTTCAAGGGGGATGCACGGGCGGCGGTGGCGGTGGCGGTGGCACGGGCACGGTTACAAGCGTAGGCACGGGAACAGGTCTAACCGGCGGGCCTATCACGGCGGCGGGCACGATCAACCTCGCGAACACCGCCGTAACGCCTGGCGCGTATACAAGCGCCGACATTACTGTCGACGCTCAAGGGCGTATTACAGCAGCGGCGAGCGGTGCGGGGGCGGTGTCTCTTTACACCGCCGACGATACGATCGGCGCGGGTCGGATCGCGACCCTAACCGATACACTAGAATTTTCGGGCGGTCGGGTGCTATACAACGGCGCCGCCGAAACCTCGACTCTAAACAGTACGAGCGTCGTCGAGGTTCGACAGGCTAGCGATCTACCCGCCACCCTGGCGGTAAATACGACGTACTACATACGGGGCGCGATCACGTTTAGCACCCCGATCACGGTCACTAATGCCGGGTGCGCTATCGTCGGCGGCGATCGAAATAAGGATAAATTGATATGGAACGGCGCCGCCGGAACCACGGCGATCACCGTTACCGATGTAGATTTCGAGCTTGCTAACCTCTGTTTTTCATCGAATAACACCGGATCGGTAATTTTAGAAGCGGATAATTTTAACGCCCCCGACTATAACGCCGGGCGTTCCAAGGTTTTTTCGATTTTCGATTGCCAGTTTCGGGGGTGTTACGATATCGCGTCGTTTTCGGGGTTCGATCTTATCGACATTTCAAACACGCTGTTTTGGTATATCCAAGCACCGAATTTCGGCCTGAAATTTCTAAACACCTCGAAAACCGAAATTAGCTCGTGTGAGTTTATCCGTTGGTTTGACGAAAGCACCATACCCGCCCCGGCGGGTTTCGCAACGTGCCCGATGATAGAACTATCGGCCAACGCGGGCGGCCCTGGTTTCGGGGCGGTTAATATCAACGGCTCATTATTCCACCCGCAACTAACACAAGACGGGATCAAAATTAACGCCGGATCGACTACGGGTTTTGGCACGATCGCCGCTAATACATTCGTTGACGCCAACCTGGGACCGGGTTTAAAGTTTTTTCCGGACCCCGCCGCCGGGGGCTACTCAAACGCGGAGTGTCTAAAATACGACATAAGCGTAAATCAGGGGCTACCGAATTCTAACGCGTACATGCTAGTAACGTTCGTGGGCAACGGTACAAACACCGCGCTGACGTCGGGGGTTCCCGCCGTGATGAACGCCGGGGGCGGCGCCGCCGCGACTCACTCACAACGTATGACCGCCACCGCTGACGGCGTGGTAACCTACAACGGGACGAAAGAGATCAACGTCTCCCTAGTCGCCACGGTGAATTTCGATAAACAGGGCGGCGGTAACGATGACTACAATTTTTATTTCTATCAGAACACCGGCGCGGGGTTCGTTCAACTGACGGATTCAGTTTCCGCGATCCGCACCGGGGGAAATAATTTCGTACTCCCCATGAGCTATTTTACCCCCCTATCAAACGGCGATCAGTTAGCGATCTACATCGAAAACACCGGATCGAACGACGATATGAGGGTTACCGATCTGCAATGGTTCATTAAGGAATAGGGGGGTTTTATGGCGTTAAACGTCGCCGCTTTGTTCGCGAGCGTGGTCCATAGCGCCCCCCTTCCGCCCGTGGTGGCGTCGGGTTTGTGGGCGAGCGTGGTCCATAGCGCCCCCCTTCCGCCCGTGGTGGCGTCGGGTTTGTGGGCGAGCGTGGTACACGATACAGCAACACCGCCAACCCCGGGCGGTGGCAACCCGCCGCCGTTTCAAGGTGGCACGTTTCAAGACGGCTTTTTTCAAGGCGTCCAAAATTTTCAACCAACAACATTAGGATCAAAATGAAACCCCGAAAAAATCCCCGACAAATCCCCGATAAACCCCACTATTTGGAGATCGATATTTGTGGCCGGCCCACAAATTGGCGCGTGCCGTCATCCCCTAAAACCTCGCGGATAATTGCGTTTCTTCAATCTTCCGGGGTAATGGACGCCGCCGCGCGTGCCGAAACGGGCGAGGATATCGTTAAAAACCTGGGTGCAGATCTTCCGGCGCTTTTTTCGTGTCAGGGCGCTATGTTGGGGTTTTGCTGGTTCGACCCGGGGCAAGATCTGGAAACCCCGGAACCCCGCCCCCGCGCGGATCTATTCGCCTACGGGGAAAGTATTTTTGAAGAGTTACATGAGGAGGGGTGGACTAACGCCCACGTCCAAAAAGCGTTCGTACAACTAACAGAGCGGGTGGTAGCGTCGTTCATAGGGCAAAAAGAGGTTTCGGCGCGTGTCGATTTTTTGGAACAACCGCCGGTCATACGGAGTTAATAGCCCTGGACATCGGCGTTAATTTTTTGGGTGACCCGTGGGGGTTTGAAGAACTCACCCGCGCCCAAAAATTAGATATGCTGGCATATTGGCATATACAGAAAAAACCAAGCGAAGCGCGGTGGTTGCTATCGTCGCCGGCGACTATGCGCGATCTATACGATATACTACTGACGCACCACGGAAAGGCGCCCCGAAGCCTTTTTAGCGGTGGGAAAAAATCAACCATAGATCCCCAGGTAAAAAAAGCCTGGGCTAATACCACCGGATCGGACGCTGGCGCGGTCGATTGGTGGGCGGCGGGGTAAAAATGGCAGACGATCGCACGGTTTACAAGTTCGAAGGGGACGCGTCGGGCCTAATTCGCGCGAGTAAAGCCGCCAAAACTAGCATAAAATCCCTGGGCACAACGTCTAAAAAGACGGATACTCAGCTAAAAAATATGCGGGTTCAATCTACGCTTTTAAGCCGGAGCCTTTTAAAGTTAAACGCCGCGTTTATGGCCGGCGCGAAATCTTCGGGGATGTTTGCCGCCGCAACGCTAGCCGCCGGCGCCGCTATGGGTCGCTTTTTCCAAAATATGGCGGACGCTCAAAACGAACTATCCGATCTAAGTTCACGAACGGGCGTATCCACTAAAAGTTTAGCGGGGCTTAGGCTAGCCGCGAAGGGTTCCGGACAAGATTTTAAAGCGGTTTCTAGCGCGTTAAAACCGCTCGCCCTACGGCTAGGTCAGGCAAATTTAGGGATGAAAACCGCGATTTTAGGGTTTAAAGCCGTCGGGGTTACCTCGTTACGGGCGGCGGACGGTGGCCTAAAAAGCGCGGACGCGGTCCTTTTAGAAATGACCGAAACGCTATCCGGTATGGAAAACCCCACGGAACGAGCGGTGGCGGCGTCGTTGGCGCTAGGGAGCGCGGGAACCAAATTGGTTCAGGCGTTGGGGGGTGAGAGTTTAAAGGAGTTTTCTGACGCGGCGGAAAAATTCGGGATGGACACCGGGCCGGCGGCGGCGCGGGCGGCGGACGAATGGCAACGGTCAATGGCAAACCTGGATTTGGTTATGCGTCCGTTCACCACCGATGTAATGGTTTGGGCTACCCGCCAAGTCAATAATTTTTCGTTGGCGTGGGTTTATTTGTCGACCCTTTTAGAGGAGTTGAGCAAAAACATACTTCCCAATATGGGCAGCGCGCTCCTTTTAGCGTTCGTGGATTTGAACATTAAAGCCGTGGGCTATGCGGATAGCATTTTACAAACGTTTATGGGCGCCGCCGAAGGGTACGCAAAACTCATTGAACTAATCACCGGAAACACGGCGATTTCAGATAAGGTGTCCGAATATTCCCTCAAAATGAAAGACGCTGCCGACGGGATCAAAAAGTATTGGGACGGGGTAAAGGAAGACATAGGGACGAATTCAGAACTAGGTAAATCATTCGAAAAAGCCACGGAAAAGGCACAAGAGTTTTGGGATTGGCAGAACAAAATTTTAGAGCAAAGGGCGGGGGGAGGCTTGCCCACGCCGGACGGCGCCAGCGGCGGCGGGTGGGAAGATATAGATCTTTCCGCTTCCGGCGGTGCGGGCATTGTTGAACACGGCGACGGGTTAGGTATAGATCTTTCCGCTTCCGGCGGGAAATTAATAGAGATCCACGATCAAGCGTTGGAAAAATTAGGCGAAACATCCGAAATATTAGACGGAATCACGGGCCAAATGACCGATCTAACCGATCCCACCGGCCTATTTAGAGACATTTTAGGCGAAATTTCGGGAACGATGGAAGCGATCGCGGAAGCCGATTTTTCTACGTTAGAGGGTACACTAGGTGCGGTTTCCGCCGGGTTTAAATCGCTCGGTAACATCATGAAAGGCGTTATTGATCAGCAAATACGCGCGAATGATGAACTAACGGAAAAACAGAAAAAGAACCTGAAAATACTTTTTGCCATACAAAAAGCCAGTGCGATTACTTCGATCGTAATCGACACCGCCAGCGCAATAGTGCGGGCGCTTGCGGAATTAGGCCCGGTGGCTGGGGGTATCGCGTCCGGATTTATCGCCGCCACGGGGATCGCCCAGGCTGCCACCGTTGCAAGCCAAAAACCACCCTTTCATATCGGGGGGATTATCCCCGCCGCCCCTGGGCGTCAGGGCGTCCAAATCAACGCGCTACCCGGGGAGGCGGTGTTAAACCGGGACGCCACGGCGGGGTTAGGTGCGGAAGGGGTGGCGGGGCTAAACAGCGGAAGAGGGGGTTCAAGCCCCGTTATGGTCGAAATGGTCTATAAGCACCGCGTGTTTGATGTTTTCGTGTCAGATAATATTTCGAAGGGCGGCCCATTGTCGGACGCGATAAATTCAGGGCGGCGAGTAGGCCACCGGTCAAGGGGTTAAAAAATGTCTGATAGATCTAGAAGTCTTTACCGTGGTTTGTTGGTTCCCGATGGTGATTTGTCCGCGTTGTGGGACGCTGAAACGACCATAGATGAAGCCGGCAACCGCGCGGGGGTTCCCGATACCCCGTCACAAACGGAAGCCGTCCTAGAGGCGTCAGGGCACCAAATAGACACCGGCGATAATAGAAGCCTCGAAATCCTAACCCTTCGGGGCGGTTTCCCCGGTGAAGACGGCGCGGCGTTTGGGTGGAAACAAACCGCCGGCGCCGCCCAGGATTACCGTGGGTGGGATATTCCCCTATCTGTAGCCCAATTAGAGGTGGTAGACTACGACGTAAACGATGAACACAACCTACATTTACACCTGATCAGTAAAACAAACACGGACGGAAGCGATCATTTGTTCTGTTTTTCTGATTTCGAATCCGGCGGAAATTTACGGGTACAGGTAAACCGCCGGGATTCGGGGGGGTGGTTGGGGGGTTTGTGGCCTAAAACAATAGCCACGACAACCCAGCCCTATGGGGGGCTTTATTGTTACCCTACGGGGCTTGTTTTGCCGTCTGGTAGGTTGCTTGTTTTTTATCTCACTTACAATACGGAAGACGCGGTTTTAGCGGGCGCGTTTTTTGCTAACGTTCGAATGAGCTATAGCGACGACAACGCGTCGTCATGGGTGCAGGGGTCTATTTTTTGTTTGGATTCCGAAATCGGAATTTCGCCCCCCATAACGCCTAGCGGGGATCTATTAAGTCCCCACAAAATGCGGGTAGCCTATAAAGACGGGCAAATTTTACTTTTAATATGGTTTAGACAGGGCGCAAATGTAGGGACCGATAGGAGTGGAATAGTGCAGTATGCTAGTGACGATCTAGGCACTTCCTTTGTTCGAGTATCTAGTAGTTACGACACCGGCGCGGACGTTTCTTTTCCTGACATTACCGCCGCCGGGGATAATTTTGTAGTCGGGTGGATAAACGAGGCGGGCGGCGAGGTTCGAATAGCCACGATCGGATCCGCCTATGAAACATTAAATTGGGCGGCTCCACAACCCACCTGGGCGACGGCTAGCAATTCAAGGGCGTCAACATCTTCCCCGGATTGGCAAGGCATAGAGGCGGACGCGGAACTGGCTTTAACTACCGATGAAGACGGAACGGTGTATTTGTACGCGTTTAGTTATCCTTATTCGGCCGGCGGTGTATTAGATCTATCGTCGGGGACGGTATACCGGAGCGCATCGGGGGGATTGGTAGACAGTTTTTCAGGTTTAGGACACGGATTCGGAAGCGGTACGGCGCAACAAGCGTTCAACATAGGAACCTTTTTTAAGCCCATGACTAACGACGCGGGGGCGCCCTATATTAAACCGTTAGATCTAACCGCCGCACCGCACCGGGGGCGGATCGCGGTAGCCCATAGAGCGATCGGGGGGGATGGTCAACAAAGCGAACCTATACAAATAGGCGCCGGGGGTACTTTATATGTTTACTATATGGGCGGGTACACTCAAGTTTGTTTGCCGTCATTAGGAACCTATAGCCGGCAACCGTTCCGAAGTTGCTACGGATCTACATGGTTCCCATATACCATCCCGGGGGATGCTAGTGGGGGCATATGGACGGAAATAGCCGCCGGCGTGCCTACATTATCCGCCATTGTCAGCCCCGGAAGGTATCGCCTACAAACACCGCCGGGGGTGTCCTATTATTTTGAGGATAATCTAAACCCTTCCGGGGTGGGTTTTTTACCGTCTCAAGTGGATTTCTATGTAGGCCTATTGGGGATGTTTACCTATGAAGTGAATTCAGCCCCGTCTACTCAAAATGTCACGGTTTTAGTTGCGGAAGGGGGCGGGGGCGGCGTAGAAATTTCTATGGTGATCACGGATACCGGGATAGCTATTTTTGACGGTATATCGGGGGCGCCGCTTGCTACTATTTCTCCCCCGTTCGGGGCATTAAACACAAAAATACAAGTTTTATGGGCTATCCGTGGGACGGGGGATCCGCCGGCGGCGGGGGATTTTTCTTTATGGTTTCGTTTGTGGGATGCTAACGAAGATCGCACCTGGACACACGGAACCACAATAAACACCCTAACATTCGGGGCTTCACCGGCGGATAGCCGGATCAGGTGGGGGGATACGGAGCTAGTGAACCCTTCGGATCAATTTTGGGACGAATTCCAATACGCCTACGGGTCCGTAGATGACTTCGAAGGCCGGCGCTTTAATAATGTAGGGCTGCAATTATCTAACGGACAACAAAACCCCGGCGATCTATTCGGGCGCCCCTACGCCCCGACGCCCCTCTATGTTGACTCAAACGTGCGGGTTGCTTCGGTGGATGGACCTACGTTTGAGGCGGATAATTGGGCGGTTAACGTCCGACATTTACAGGGCGGCGAAAACGTGATCCCTTCGGTTAGCCCTTCACCGGCGAAGCTATGGCGGAGCCAAACCGCCCCCGCCGGCGCGTCTATCGCGTTCCAACGCAACCCCGATACACAAGACGCCTGGGCTGCCAACGATTTCTACGCGATCCATTTTGAAAACGTGAATTTTAAACGGGCGGCGCTAGAATATAGGATCGGCGGGGCGTGGGTTCCGGTGACGACTATCCAACTATTCCGCGAATTTAATTTCTCTAGAAACGGGCACACGATACGCCCCCTGGGCGGCGATTCGGGTGGATTTTACGCCTATTACAACGAATTCAAGGGGCTAAAATTCGAATTTAACCCGGACGGGCAGAGTTCCGAGGTTGCCACGATAGCCCGAAATTCTGAAGGGGTGGCGTATACCGGCACGAACGCGAAACCGGCCACAATTTTTATAGACCCGGAAACGTTCGACCACACCACCGCCCCGGCTTCGGGCGTTGCTCATATTTGGTTTCGAAATATTACCGTTTTGGTCCCCCGGTCTGAAACGCCGTTTGAGGGTATCCGCTTGAACCTATGCCCCACGGGTACACTACCCCCCGAAGCGTACTATGAGGCGGGGCAAATCATCCCCGGACCCGTTGCGGTGTTTGGTTGGGATTATTCCCGCGAGCGAAACATAACAAAAACCCCCAACGTTGAAATAAACACCCTACGCGACGGAACCCGGCACGCCTACAAGGCGGGCGAACCCCGCCGGCGGGTCCGTTTTTCCTGGGCGGAAGGGGTGGATATCACCCAACTACGGACGGAATGGGGCGGCGGGGCTGATCCGGATTATGTGAAAATCGCCGCTACTGGCACCCCCGCCGCCCTACGGTCCGACGGGGAGCTTTTAATGTGGGGGCTTTTAGACCGGATCGACGGTCCCGGGCTTCCGGTGGTGTACATTCCGAAGATCGATTTTTCCCAAAATGGGGATCCAAGTTACGACCCTCGCCAATACGCGCGCGGGGCTATCTACGGGCGGACTATGACGCCGGTGACGATGGAAACCGTGCTAGGTTCTGAAGAGGTTGACGAGGTTTATCGGCTAAATTCCGTCACCATTGAAGAGGAGTTATGAGCTATCAACGCCCGTTAAGGTGGCTTGAAATGATCGACGATCTAACGTCGGTTGAATTCCTGCTATCGATCCGTTTTGCGGGGCGGGATTTCTATTTCTCAACCCGCCCGCGCGTGTTGCTAGATGAACGCGGGGAGCCTATCCAATACGACGGGGGGCTAGAGGCGAATTGGACGGACGCCCTTAACCTTTTCAACGAAAGCCCGACGCTTTTAGCGGTCCCCCTCGCGCTATTTTTCCCGGCGGATATCGCGGAATTGATCGCCGCCGGTCACGGTTTATGGAGGGGCACCGGGGAGTTATCCCTATGGATCGAAGGGCGCCCCTATGAAGACCGGGTAATTTTGATAGACGGCTCTATGGTTGATCCGAGTTACGGCGCCGCCGGGGAGCCGGTTAAATTTTCCCTTGAAGCGAACGGATTTCAAGATACCGGAATAACGCATACCCCCACCCAAAAAGTTACGCGCGAAACCTGGACCAGCCCGGACGATAGCGCCCTTAATCTGTATTACCCGATCGTTTTCGGCACCCCCGGCGTCTATAAAGAACCGGACGGAACCGCCGCCACCACCTACGGATCGCCGGCGGTGGTTGTTAAAGGCGGATTTGCTCCTATTGCGGTCATAGCCGGGCATGAAGTCCAGGCGTCAACGGTGACGGCTACAAACGTATCTGTAGATCCGATCGTATCGGGGGTGTTGCCCGTATTAAAAACCGTGGATCTTTTAGGCCAACCGGTTTCAGTTATAGGGATAGCCACCCTCAATTATAACGCCGGTGATGAAATATGGATAACGTGGGATCAACCGTCCGGGGGCGGTCTATGGAATGAACGCCGGACAACCGCACGAACGGGCGCCGGGGAGCTAATACAATTTTTTCTTCGGCTTTCAACCCTAAAATTTGACGCCGGGATATGGCGGGCGGCTCAAATATCCCTGGATCAAGCGTTCAATTTTTCGGGCTACATAAACGAGGCGGTACAGCCGTGGAAATACATAGAGCAAAACTTTTTGCCCTTGCTCCCTATTAGCGTTTTTTCCACCGCTTCCGGGGTTGCGTGCGTCGTTTGGCGTAAAGACGCGCAAAAATCCGACGCCATAGGGACGATCACCACCGGCGGGGGCGTTTTCCGCGTTGGTCCAGTGCAATACGAAAAGCAAAACATAGCGAATGATATCCGTTTAAGTTTCGCGCTAAACGCGGAAGAGGGGCACCCGATCCGCACCGTGGGCGTTATAGGGGACCGGGAACCAGACCCGGCGACGGAGCGGGATCTATTTTCAACCGAATACTCGCGCGCGTCTTTTTTTCGGTACGGTCCCGCCGCCGCGTCAATTAAAACGGACGTCATCTATGAAACCGCCACGGCGATCAACGTCCTACAATGGAAACACCGGGTCCAGGCGCTCCCCTATCGCGTGGTAAAATATAACGTACCGATCCGTTTGGGCTTTTTGCGCCGTGGGGATCTTGTGTTGGTTACCGATCCTGAAATTTATTTGGCCGACTATCTAGGGTTTGTTCGGAATATTGATTGGAAAGACGGAAAACCCACCCTTTCTATTGTTCTGGTAGATGACCCGCCCCGGGAAGACCGTTAAAATGAGGCGGGGGTCCAATGTCCGAAGAAATAAACCAAAAATTGCGGGAAGATAGAAAGCGTATAATTGTGTTGGAAGGCGAAGTTTCCACCTTAAAAGTCGACGTGGGGAAAATTTCCGTGACCCTTGACCAATCCGAAAAGCGCGCAAGTGATCGCCACGAAGCCACAAAAACCGCTCAAATTGAAATCAAAGAGCTATTGAAACGCCGTATCGAGGTTGACGAAGAACGCGAAAAAGACGCGCGCGAATATCGACAAGAGCGGGAAAAACAGGAAAGGGAGGCGCAACTAACGCGTCAAAAATGGGCGCAAAGTCTCCTAAACCCCCAAACGCTGATCATTATTTTAGCGGTGGTTTTATCCTTATTCGGTATTCAGGCGGCGGATCTTTGGGGTCTAGCGTCCCCGGCGCCCACCACGGCCCAACCGCCCCAAAACCCATAAACCAAGCCCGATCGCGTCGATCGTGTTGTGGTTTTTTATGGACACCACCGCCAGAATTTCCTCTTTCGTTAGCTCGTTAAAAATTCGGTTTCCGTGGATGTTTTTGGGTACTTGCCCCTTCCATTCCGCCGGTGAAACCCCCCGCGCTTGCACCGCTAGCGCCTTGATCTTGCTCACCACCGCGAGTAAATCCCCCACGTCTTTGTGTTGTTTCCGTTTCGTCGGATACAAAACCGGCGATTCAATCACTAGACGCACCGCCCCCACGCGGTCAACCACGCGGAAAACTTCGGGGTTTTTTAAGTCGTCGGCGAATAAAAGACGCCCGCCGCCCCACAACGCGATCGCGCTTTTATGCACGCCGGGATCTATGGTGACTAAGTCTATTTCCACGAAACAACCTCTAATTCTGTGGGTCCATTGTGGAGCGCATCCCACCAAAAAAAGCCGTATGCTGAAGAGTCTGTTTTTCCGCCGGTGAAGCTAGGACGTTCAGACAAAACGAAAACCTTCCGGCACGGGTTAGCTTTCCAAAACCCCGCGCGGCGTTTGCTTTCTAAAAATCCCAACCGCAGCAAAAAACAAACGTGTTGATCGGTGCATTTTAGCGCGTGTTCTACATGAGCCTGGGCGTTGAAATAGGGGGGGTTTCCAACTATCCAATCCGGGGCGTTAGGGGGTAATACGCCCAGAAAATTGCACACGGCGGAACCCACCATTTTTAAGGCCGGCGCCGCCGGGTTTAAATCGATCGCTACAACCTGATCACTTTTACGGACCAACGCGCAAACGAACGCTCCGCCACCGGCGGACGGCTCTAAAACTAGATCGTTTGGTTGTATCGGTAGCAAATCCACTAGAAACGACGCGAGTTCAAACGGCGTATAATACGCGTCTAAAAGGATCGGCGGTTTGTTCAACGTTCCCACGGTAGCAACCCCCCGCCGGCGTCGTAAACCGGCCCTGCTTTTTTGCTCCAAACACGCGATAAATACGCGGAAGCGCCGATCTTAACATCGGGGATCCATTCGGTCATAGTGTCGATCATGACCCGGCTTAGTTCCTGGGCGGCTCCGGCGGCTTTTTCTTCGGGCGCCTCGATTATTATTTCGTCGTGTAAAAACGCGACGGGGCGCGAGCCGTATAGGGGGCTTTTTTTGTCGGTGTAGCAAGCGCGCGACACGTTGAAAAGCGCGTGGAGCGCGCCATCGGCGGTCAACCCTTGAAACAGCGTGTTAGCGGCCTGGGTGTAGGTGCACCCGCCGCGCACCCGCCCGGATTTAAATTGGGTAATTTCGCACGGTCCCCACGTTGTTTTGTTTGAGATATGCGCAAAGTATTTTGCCATTTCCGGCCACGTTTTCAGCCACGCCGCGCGGATCTCTTTGGCGTCATCGTTGGAAACCTCTAAACCATACCCCCGCGCGTAATCCCGAAACACGCCGGCGCTTAGCCCGCCGGGGAACCCGTAATTCGCGACCTTGCTAAACTGCCGGTACGCTGGCGGGTCTTCCGGGTTCAACCGCGCGGCAACCTCTAGATGCAGATCGCGCCCCTCGTTTACGGCGTCGGCTATCGCGGATGTCTTGAACATCCAAAGGTGGATCTGGCCTAATGCAACTAACTCGATTTGATCGTAGTCGCATAGAGCGTAAACGAAGCCCGGGCGGGGTTCGAAAACCTCGCGGAAACCACCACCGCGCGGGGGGTTTTGCATGTTTGGTTTCCGGCAAGATGTCCGCCCCGTCTTAACCAAAACGTTGTATTGAGGGTGAACCGTCGCCCCGCCCTGTAAAATTGGGGCGTAGGTGGTGGCTAGTTTATCCGCAAAACGACTATCGGCGTAGGCGACTAGCGCCGGGTTGCCTGAATTTTTGAGGGTTTCCCCGTCGGTTTTGGTGGCGCCTTTATCGGTCCTGGGCGGGGTTCCGTCGTAGGCGCCTAGCACGATTTCCCGAAGTTTTTTAACGTTGCGGGTTCCGTTATCCCGCAAAATGCCTAGCCCCCGCGCCAATTCCCGGCCTTTTTCAACATCCACCGCCACCGCCGCCAACCAATCCGCCGCGCGTTGGGGGTTGATCCGCATCCCGTAGATACTGATCAGGTGAAGCGCCCAGGCGGCGCAATTTCGGGCGGCGGTCCTTTCTATCGGGTAGTTTTGTTTCTTAAACACCGCGCGGGTGTAAACGACGTCGTTTAGCGCGTATTCCCGGGCGTCCGTAGGCCAGTCCCCCGGATCTATTCCGTCCAATTCGGCGTAACGAAGCCGCCAAATATCCTCACCTTGTTTGCCCGACATATCCGTTTTAAGGTATTTTTTGACCAACGCGGCAAGCGAAAACCGCCGCCGGTCAAGATCCCCCGCTTCAATAGCGATCAATTTTTCCGTCGTCATAGTGTCCGCGATCCGCCCGTCGGCGTATGCCTGGAAAATTTCGGGGATTAATTCGGGGAATTCCGCCGCCAAACACCCGAAATCGTAGGCGGGATTATGCCCAATGATTAGATCCTGACTTCTAAATAGGTCCACGAACGCCGGCAAGCCCCGCCGGCCTAACAAAATGGGCCGGGTATCATCTACCGCGTAGCAAACCGACACCACGCGCGGCGCCAACCGGCGCCCTATTTTATACGTTTCTAAGTCAAAAAAGAGCACCTGACCCCCCAAAGACCGGGGCGGGGGCGACCCACCCCGGCGGAAAAAAGTTATTCGGTTGCGGCGTACCCGATTTTCGTGAAATCGTGCCCTTGATTCGTTTTGATCGTCGTTGCGGTGATCTTTAATTGCGCACCTTTTAGGGGCTGTTCCGTCCATTCGGAAACGTCGAACGCTTCGGAAGTTTCGCCCAGGTGAAAACACGCTTTTTCAGTGAATTCAATCCATTTAGCGGCGGAAATTTCCGCCGCTTGGGCGGGGGTGATTTTACCGGCGGCACACAAAAACGCTTTCATGTATTGATCCCACTTGCTCCACGCTAATTTGATGCAAATAGTAGCGGTTTCGCCGGCTTGCGTTGATGAAACTTGTTCACCGCGTCCGTTCGTCCACGTCCCTTTATCAACCAAAACCTCTAAAACGTTAGTTTCAATGAAGATCATTTTTTGGCCGATCGTGTTCGGGTGGGTTGAATCAACTAGTTTTACGTCCGTAACTTCGGCGAGGTAATCCCCGTCAAAGTAGTATTTGGTTTCGTTGCGGGCTATTTCCGCGTCACCGATGGTAAGAAACGGGCTTTTTGATATGTCTAGGTTCATTTTTTTACTGTCCTTTTCTGGTTTTGGGGCTATCCCCGGTGGTTAAAAACGTGGCTACGTTAAGTTTTTGAGGCGTCCCCTGGGTTTGTTCGATGTATTCCGCGTGGGTTTTGGCGCGCTTCACCGCGTCCCCGAAATCGAAAAATTCCCACCACGCCGCGTCCCCCGTGAATCCCGCGCGGTGGTTTCTTCCGATCAGTTGTTCCCACGTTGCGCCGTTTGCGGGGGGTTCTATCACGAAACACCGGCTAAACGCCTGGAGGTTTCGCCCCTTCCCGTGGACCGCTATAGAAGCCGCGCGGGTTTTGTCGGGGGTGGGTGGTAGCGATCCGGCGCCGTGGGTTTCTAATCCCACGCTGGCGAGGGCTAACTCTACAGCGCGGGACGAATACCAAACGATCGCCGGATCGGTCAGATCATATATCCAATCGATCACAAATTGTATTTTTTCGGTGCAAATCCAGACCGGGGACGGTTGCGGGTTCGCGCGGTGTTTTATTTCGTCCCATAGACGCACCGCGCGGCGTAGTTCATCGTTCCCGCCGCCCTTCCGGCTCCAATCCATTACCAGTTTAGGGCTATCCCGCCCTTCCCTGGGCGAATACCTCAAAATTTTACTGACACGGCGGTTTAAATCCCGGCGCACTTCTAACCATTCGAGATCTTCACCGCCCGGTCCCCAGTCCCACCGGTAAAAAAATCCGGTGGATAGGTTTTTAAATGCGCGGCTTTTCGTGGAAGCGTCGGCGAGGGGTTCACCGTCGGGGGTTTCCCATTTGTCGCGTAGGGTCTTTAAAGCCCGTGACACCGCGTCAGAGTGGGGCGGGCGGTGTTTTATGAGGTAAAGGGAGGCGTCGCACGAACCCCGCCGGGTGGACACCACGCCGGGGGTTGTGGTGAGCCGCTCCCGAAACGCGCGGCGGATCGTTTCACGGTTGGCCGGCGTTAATTTGTGTTGGCTGGACCACCGGACCAAATAGGCCAAACGGTTTAGATCGCTCTGGTTTGGCTCCCCGTCCGGGTCGATACACGCCGCCCACCGCTCTAATTCGTAACGGTTTAGGGGGATCGGGGTCCGTTCCCGTAGAGCTAACTCTAAAAGGTGGGCGTAATCGAGTAGACTTTTAGACGTTATGGTCCCCGATAGGGCTACAAAACTGCACCGGTTGTTATGGAAGTAGCGCAAAAATCGACGCGTGCGGGCGGCGGTTTTATGTCTCAAATAATGGGCTTCGTCGGCGATGATTAGATCGGGTTTGATCCGATCTAAAATGTCCGTTTGAGTGGATAAAATCCCATATGAAAGCACCCGGGGCGGGGTAAAGCGGAAAAATTCCGCCCAGGTTTCCGCCTCGTTTTCCATTTGTTGGACCAATGCGGGTGGGACTATTATCAACGGGTTTTTCGCGTTGGCGGCGCCGGCGGCGAGCAACGCAACCAACGTTTTTCCTGAACCAACGTTCATTGAACAAAACGCACCGCCGAAAAGGCTAATCGTTTCCAGCGCCGCGCCCTGGATAGGCCGAAGAACCCCGCCGGTGGATAACTCGCGCGTCCATTTTTCGGCAAGTTCCGGCGAGCCGCTCGAAACCACGCGGGGAAGAGCTAGTATCCGTTCCAAATCCGACGGAATAGCGCGCCGGGGAAGGTTGGCTAAATGTTGATCAAGGTCCATTTAAAACCGCCCCCCATTGCCTCGCCATAGCGCGGGCAATTCCTTCGTATGTTTTGCTCCTTTCTTTCCAACGTTCCGGGCTTGGGCCGAGCCTATTTTGTCCGGAATCCGTTTGATTACTCCATCGGTTTTTTCCGTTCACTATTCGCGGCGGGGCGTATTTAGTCCCTACCAAAACCGGAAGGTTTTTTAGCCAAAGGCCCGTTTTTTTGCTCGCGTCGTCCCCGAAATCGTACGGTTGTATGTATTGATCGGCTTTTCGTATGCGGGTGGATATACAACCCACGGGATTTTCGATCGCTATGTAGGGGACCGGCGCCGACATTAACCGCCGCACGAATTTAAGGGCTTTTTCTGTTTTTTCCGCCCGTCCAGGTACTCGTTTATTCCAATGAAGGCCGGAACTACATAAATAAGTGCAGGGCGGGTGGGCGATCATGAGATCCCAACCGTCTGCCATTACCTCTAAAATATCACCCTTGATATGGTAGGGGCTTCCGATATCGCTCCCCTGTAAATCGCAGGAATACGCGGAAAAGCCTAGTTTCCTGAATTCGGACATAACGGCGCCCGACGATTCGCAGCCGATTAAAACCCGCCTCATTAGATCCCCCTCATATTTAGCCAACGCAACCCCGCGCGGGTGATTTTCCACCCCTCGCGGCGGTTACCCTCTACGAAGCCCTTTTTTTGTAGCCGCTCCAATGATGACCGGGGCAAGCGCGCGCGGCGCCCGCTTTGCAAATTTTGCATAATCGTCGTTTGGATCGGCGTTAGTTTTTTCCGCTTCCACGTCATTTACGCGCCCGCATTTTGCCGATCTTTTCGATAGACGCCGCCGCGTCGGGTAGCGCCGCAAGCCCGCGAGTCAACACCACCGCCCGATCTAACATATCGACCAAAAACGCGTGACCCGTGGCGGCGTGTATATCGTCCGGTGGGACGACTCGAAATTCCCCGGCTAACCGTTCGAATTCCCGCGCGAGGGCGTTTATATCGAGCGTATCCGGGTAGCCGTCACCCCGGCAACCCTTCCCGATACGCGCAAAAACGCGCTCTAACGTAATGTTTTGGTGTCGTGTATAGGTCATAGCGCCGCCTGGATGCGTCCGTGGACCACGAAAAAAAGATAAACATAGACCATGATCGCCACACTAATCCCATAGAACCAAACCTTTGCACGGTTCGACATAATGACCCCCTAGCCCCGCCGAAGCGGGGGGAAAATTTTAGCGTCTACCGTAAACGATTAAAGCGCCGGCCTTTTCAAAAAGGGGCAACACCCGGGACGCGAGGGGGTCCAGCGCGCTCATTGTAATCAACCCTACCGGGGGATCTTGATGCCACGCGGCGGCGATAACGCCCGTGAGCAATTTCGGGCCTTTTCCGTGGTCAAGATCTAGAATATAGAACGGTTTTTGTTCCCGGGCTTCAAGGGCTGCAATATACGGGGCTAGAAAAACGCTCAGGTGGAAAGCGTGGGCGGGCGTGCGGGAAAAATGCGCGTCAACCATAACAACCAAACGGTTACCAATCGCCGGGGCGCCCTTCGTGAGGTTTTTGATCCTAGTTTCCTCTTCCGTCGCGGGCGCTTTTTTGCCCGCCTGGATTTTATAGGCGGCAATTTGTGGCGCGTAGTCCGGCGGATGTCCATTGGTTTTATGGTCAAAGACGGGGGCTTTTTTGCCGGTCTTTTTCTCATATGCCGCCCGATCGGCTTCGGCGCCGGTTAGGGGTTCCGGTTCTTCGGTGTAGCCGTTAGCGTCGGGGGATGTGAACCAGCAACCGTCAAGCGTCAAGCCGGAAAACTCAACTAAGCGGTTCCAACGAAGGGTAGTTATTTTCTTCGGGGCGATTTCGCCGGCAAACCACGCGCGGATCGTATCTTCCGCGATCCCGCCGTCGGCGGCTTCCACCTTTTTAGCGAGTTCCGACGCGAGGGCTTTAAGGGTGTCCACGGTGCAACCATTCGATCGTTGCGCCTGAAATTCTGGCGCGGCGGGGGCGGGCGTGGGCGTGGGCGCTTTTTCTACGATAGCTGCCACCGTTTGCCCGGATATCTCTACGCCGGCGGCTTTCAAAACGTCCGGCCAGCTGGTTTCCGCGACCCCCTGACGGATCAAAAAGTCCTTAACGGTTTGGGCGGGGACCGCACCGCCAAAAAGATCAACCATTTCCGCTAATTTTTTGGAGGTTTCGGCTTCCAGGGTGGCAGTCTGATCCTCTTCCGGCGCAACGTCCGGGGGTAAAATGCCGAAGATGTCTTGTATTTTTTTGGTTTTATTGTCCATTTTTTTGATTTCCTTTTTCGGTGCGGTGGCTTCCGCGCTCATATTGTTATCATGACTGGCAATATTATCAAGGGCTTTATTTGTCGCCGCCCGGTTTTGCGGGGAAAAGGGGCATTTCGGGGCGTGATAACATCCCCCATAGTCGCCGCACGCGGAAGGGTTTCCGGCGCACGATCCCCCGTCGGGGTCGGCTTTTTTCGGTGCCATTTCTTCCGCTATTTCCCCCATGTTTTCCCAATTTTTCTCAATAGTCGCCCAGGGCAATTTGCAGCCCACCACCATAGACACCGGAAGCCCCCGCGTACGGTAATAGAGCAATTCCGCGTCTACCGTGGGGGGTTTTTCTTCGTGGTATGCGGCATATGCATAGGTGAGCAATTGGACGTCGGTGTCAAGTTCCGCCCGGGTTTTCGCCCATTTGAAATCAGAGGTGGTTTTATGGTCCCCGACGTATGCCCGATCGGTCCCTAACATATCGATCCGACATAAAATTTTTGAGTTTTCGGATAGTGGAAGGGTGATCGATTTTTCAATTTCAAGGCCGGCGGGGTCTGGTAGGTTGTGAAGACCGCACGCGGCGATCCGCCCCGCTTTCGTGTCGGGGGGTTGTATGCCGTCGGTTTGATATTTTTCTAATATATTGTGCACGTCCGTCCCTAATTTTGCCGACGGTTTAGAGGGGCTTTTATCCTGTAAGGGTCCGTATTCGTACCACCACGATCGCGCGCACCGTTTATATTTTCGGATTTGTGTAATTGATACTCGGATCTGCTCTTTCATTTGTCTCTTCGGGGGTGTTGGGGTTTAAAAGGTTTTCGAATTTTTCGACGTCGCCGATCTGCAATGCCTCGCCGCGTCTTATCACATCCGACAATTCTAACCGATAGCAACGGAGCCGGGAAGCCCCGAAATACCGTCGCACCTGGGCACCGCCGGCGAGGGTTTTTAGGGCGTTGGCTAGCGTCCCCTCGCGTGGTGGTTGATCCCCCATTAGTAGCCCCCATTGGCCCCGAAGAGCGGGGACGTTCACAAAAATATATTTCCCCGCAACCTCTACCCCGGCGATCTCCTTTTCGCGGTCTATGTAGTGGGCGAGCGCGGCGAGGGTTGCGCCTTGAATTCCGCTGTTACCCATTAGATCCCGGTGCCAATCGGCGATCTCGCCCTGGACCAAAAAGCGCGCCCCGGTGGCTACGTTTCTGGTTTGCGCCAAAAATTTCGCGTGTTGGGCTATTGCGCCGGGGCGTCCGTATTCGTCCAACACCCAACCGGCGGTGAAATCCCGCCCCCCCATGTATCCCAGGAAATCGCGTGGGGCGGTGTTGTGTTTCACATGTAGGATCCGCTCCGCGATGGCTAGCAAGTCATCCCGGCCTAAATTTTCAGTCAGTTTGAGCGCGTCCCCGTTGTTTGCGGCGATGATCAAGCGTGGACACCCCCGAAGGGTTGCCGATGGTAGATTTTTTCGACGTAGTTGGCGGGTGCTTTCACCGATTAGGGTGCGAAAACCGCCCGAAAAACCGTCGCCGCCGTCGAAACTTTGGAACATTTCATCCACCAAAACCACGGGGTTTCGCGTCAGGGCGTCGTTAAATTTGCCCGTCGCATCGGCGTAGGACGTGGCGCCGGAACCCCAAAGGGACGCGATGCCCGAGGCAAACAATCCTTTACCAGACGATGGTGGTCCCTCTATGTATAGGGCGCACGTTGGATGATCCAAACGGGCGGAAGTGGCTATCCAATCCAACATTTTTTCGTGATAGGCGCCGGAAAACTCTTTAAGCCACGCCGCGACGTCTTTATTTTCACGCGCGGGGATATCCACGGGGATACAACACCCGTCTATCAACGTCCCCCCGTTTATTTCGGAATGAAAAACGCTTTTTTTCCGGCCCATTTCCACGATTACATCCACCGCTTGCCGCCCGTAGTCGGCTAGATATTCGCTGATCCCCCTGGGTTTGCGTTGGGGGTTTCGGGTTTCCATCCCGGGAATTTTGCACCATTGCTCCAGGGCTTGACATACCGCCGGGGACGTCACCGGCGGGCGGTAGGTCTGCCCTTCGGTGTCTTGAATATAGTAGCTGGAACCGTGGTAGACGATCGGGGGTTGATCGCTCTGGACCCGTTGGGAAATTTCGGCGCGTGCGTTTCGTTTCGCGCGGTCAATATCGACCAAATAACAACACCGATCCCATAGATCCTCTAAGGTAATT